TGTTTTAATCTATAACAACGAGTTCTGTTATCACAAGGTTTATATTTATTGATAGATTCAATAGTTTTTGGTCCTAAACCACCATCAACTTTTAAATCACCACCTTTTGCATTAACAGCTCTCTGTAATACTCTTACTGCTGTACCTCTTCCTTGATTTATACACATATCAAAATAGATATGTTTCAGATTATCAGGCATTTGAGGTACTTTGTTCTTTACCCAATAATCATCATAGTAAATTTGTCTTGCTTCTTCTTTTGTGAGATTTTTTATATCAACATCTGGATAGAATCGTTTAGTAATACCGAAATTAGTTTCACCACCCAAATCATTTGGATCGTTCACATAACCACCTTCGTGTTCTAATAAAACCTCTATTATATCGTCAAACTTTGTTAGCATTATCTATTAGAATTGTAATATAGCGTAATCATATCTTAAAGTTAATGTAATTTCTGCAGCTGTTGCATCACCGAAATCAAAATCACCGAATTGTGCATCTTGTATATAAGCACCTTTTAATGTCCATTCTTCTACTTTATCACCAACTGGTCCTAACACATTAAATGTTACATCTTTTTTATAGAAATCTGAGTATCCATCACGGCCTGTAACTGATTCGTGACCTAATCTTACCCATTCCATTACAGCTTGTGCAGCACTTGGTACAATCGGATCATATAATGTAGCAGTCAATGGTTGCCATTGACCTTTACCCTTAACATAACGAGTTACATTCATGTGATGTAATTCAACATCTTCAAAAGTAATCTGAGGTCTAGCTGCTGTTTTTATTAAATAAGCAGGAATACCATCGATTTGCATTATAAACCGATTCTTTAATTTCGGTTCAAAGGGTGTAAACATTATATCATTTGCTGCTATTAATTCAGCCATTATACTTCTCCAATTTATCTATTAATAAATATAAGATATTTAAAAATTATTCAGGAAATGTTGCTCCTGATGGTTGAATTGTGAAATCCAATACTATAAATTCAGCTGTTCTAGCTGGTTGAACAAATATTTGTCCATATAAGATATTTCTATCCACAACATCTGGAGTATTATTTGTTTCATCCATTACAACTCTGAACGCAGTTAATCCACTTTGTGCTTGTACTTGTTCTAAGAACGGATTTACTATATTCAAGAATCTACCTCTTGTTGCTGCTGTATTTTGTTCAAATACTAAATATCTTGAACTTGAAGCAATAAATTTCTTCAATCTAATTAATAATCTTCTAACATTGATTCTATCTAACGCGGAAGATTTCTTCTGTAAGGTTTTTTGTCCAAAAGCTGTAACCCCTTGACCTGGGAATGTTGCTAATGGATTAACATTTGATTCATATAAAGTATCTCTATCTGAATGAGTTAATTTTCTTTCAGCTTGAATTGCTGAATCAATTCCACCTCTATTCAGACCTGCAGGCGCGAACCAAGGATGAGCGACTTTGTCATTAAATGCATATACACCCGACATCACAACAGATGGTGGCACAAATCTATTCACTCCCAATGATGTATCTCTAACTTGAACCCACGGCCAATACATAGCAGCAAAATTAGAATCTCTACCTTCAGCGACTGATATTACTGATGATATATTCGCTGTTCCATATTTAACTGGATCGATAATTGCGAATGCGTCACCTCTTTCTTCACAAATCTGTATTGCTTTTTTAGCCACTGCACCATGTACATTATCAATTATACCAGGAACAAATAATAAATTAAAATCATATTCATCTTGATTTTTCAATAAATTAAGTGCTTTAATATAATTATCATAGCCGTTAGTTGCACCATCTGTACTTGGATCTAATCCTTGTGAATTGTTTTCTTCTATAGCTGTATAGAATTTTCTAGGATGTTGTATTGTTCCCTCAGAAGCACCGCCGAATGCGCCACCATAAGAACCACTTTTTAATGCTGGAAATCCGTGTACTGCAGCTGATTGTGATACTGCTACTTCACCATTATCATCTAAAAATGGTGATGTGAATGTTTTAAGAACTTCAACATAAACATATTTTGATTTATTAATAGTTGAACCAGATAATTGTAAATAAGGATTACCATTTTCATCTTCACGAAGCGTTTGTTTTTGGTCACCAATTACTTTACTAATAAAGTTTGGTTCTGCATCATCTAATGTTAAATTATTCCATGTTTCTAAGATTTGTTTTTTGTCACTTCTGTCATTACCTCTTCTGATTAAAAGAGTAAATGTACCTTTTTTAAGATTTCTTTCTGAAATTTCATATCTTATATTATCTTTTGAACCAGAGCGTAATAAATTATTTGTCTGCGCTAACCCTGTTGTTCCTGTTCCACTTAAAGAGTTTAATACTTCACCCTCACTTATTGTGTGTAATTTGAATATTGTATTACCCGCTGCAGTATTAGCAGTTCCGCCTATCATTGTGAATGCTCTCTCGGTAGTTAAATCAACCTTGACTGATCTAGCAAAATTTGCTGTTGTTGCGGTATCATCGGCTCCTGAACCTGTTGTTATAGTTAAATTATTAGATGTTCCAGTTGTAGAACCAGTTATAGATAAAACACCATTTAAATTTGTTGTAAGACCCTTCGCTGATGCGGAAACAGTTGTTATACCGGCTATAGTTGCAGCATTGACTGCTGTTACTAAATTAGCAACTGCTGATGCTGTAGCGTGCGCTGGATCAGAGTGGCCAGTACCAAAATCTACAAATCTTTGTGTTGATGAATTTTCTAAACCCACTGATTGTGAAACAAATACAAATGCGACACTTCCAATCCTAAATTCATCTGGGCCACCTGCGGATAAAGAACCAGTTGGATTATGAACAAATGAAAATGAACCTGATCCATATGTAGCACCAACAGATGTTCCATCACTTAAAATACTCGCCGTAGCTTCTGAATAGCCACTAGCTGCTACTCTAACGATAGTAGCCGGTCCTCCGCTTTTCAAATATTCTTCTGCTGTATGCGATGTTAAATATTGATATTGTTTAGAACCACTTGTAATAGTTGTTCCGAATATTGTTTCATATTCTGAAAAACTATTAACTACTGTTGGAACTAAGACTGGACCTTTCAATGTCGGTCCTACGATTGCAGCACCTATGTCTGCGATCGCCGCTGGTAAAAATGTTTGGTCTATTTCTTTGGTAAATACACCCGGTGATATTATTTTCTCGGCCATGAAAAATCTCCTGTTTTAGGTAGGATGAAACAACTCATTAATAAATATAATCTAAAAATTCAAAAAACGATATTATTTTGAATTTATAAAAACACCTTTAGTCAAGTCTACACGACCTTCACCATAAGTTTTATTCATTTTTTTTAATAACTCCGCTTCTTGTTTTTTAGTTTCTTGATATTTTTTTGCTAATCTTTCTTCTTCAGTATTAGCAGCTTGTAATTTATCTAATAAGTCTAATTTAATCATACCTATTTGACCTAAATTTACTCGCATGTCTTGATAAACAGATTGGATTTCTTTAATCTCTTTTATCTCTTGTTCATTTAAATTAACTTCACTCATGTAACCCCCTTAGTTGTTGTCTACTATTATCTCACTATTAAAAACTACTTTTCTTGGTGTAAGTTCTTTAATCAAAGTAGCTTTTTTATTTGTAACCACAGAATTCATATACTCTGGTAGTAAATATGCTTTTGTAATAACACTAAATGTTGAACGAATAAATCTTTCATCATCGACCGTCATTTCAGATGCGTCTGAAATTGTGTCAATAGCACAATGAAATTTATATTCTTGATTATCACCCCAATATTTATTACTTTCTTCTATAAATAATTCTACTATTTCATTCATCTGTTCAATATAATTAGTCCATATAATAAAATCATAATTAATATTTCTAAAATTTGGTGTTGTAGTTAATAAATTTTCATATTGAGGTTTAATACCAGTTAAAACTGAAAAATTATCATATCTATTATTTTTTGACCATTGAGAATTCCTTAATACCGTCGCGTTTTCTTGTAAAACATCATGTGCGTAATCTTGTGTTGTCATTTCATTCGCTTCTACTGAAATTCTTTTTAACATAATTAATGGTAAAATCAAAGAATTGTTTTTATCTCTTATTACTCCTTTTTTTCTAAATGCGGACCACCTTTCTTCATTACCATAATATACTGGAACTTTTATATTCTCACTCGCTTCCCTAACTACTGGTTTCATCACATTTTTAATATGTGATATTATAGTAGTATCTACATCTTTTAATGTTATGGCATAATTTTTTGTTAAATCTTTTCCGGGAGTAATAGAACGAGAGGTAGTATCTTTTAAAGAAACTTGTTTCCCTCTATTTATTTCAGTTCTATCAACGACATGTTTATTTTTAATTCTATTAACAGCCATTATTTATCTCCTCTAAAAAATTTATCAACTAATATCTTCCCGACATATATAACTAACACAACACTAACTATCGTTAGAACATCTATTAGATGGCTTCCTGAATCAGATTCTATTGACCCAAGAGGTATTTGAACTTTAAGTTTTTGTATAGATTTAGTTGGTGGCATTGCTGCTAAAGTTGAATCTTCTATGATTAGTTCTTTATTCATCTCAATATTATATCCTTGATACCTTTATCAGTTCTATTTTTTATGATTTCTTACGGCCTGTGTATAAGTATAAGAAAGACATTCACCACAAGCAATTGTTTCGTTTAATAAGTCTTTGAGTTTAATCATTTGTATCTACTCGGAGCATTACCTTTGCCTCTACCACCTACATCTATACCTTTACTAAATTTATCTAATTTACCAAATCTTCCTGGTTGGGCTTTCATCTTATCTTGTTTGACTTTTCTCATATTATGAAATGATTTTATCCTACCTGAATTTTTAACTATGTAATATACATCTGATGGTGTTCCACCAATATCAACAATCCATTTTCTATATTTCTTTATCAATTCAGCCGATACTTTTTCATGCCCCCAATGTGTTTCATGTCCTTTCTTTGGGTGGATACCAGAAGTTTCATCTTTACCTACATCGTGTAACATAGCAGCAATTGCTAAATCTATATCACCACTCTTTAACGCTCTTTCTACTGAATAAATAGTATGTTTGAGAACATTCCCCTCTGGATGATAATCTTTTCGTTGTTTAATATTCTTTAAATTATAAACCCTTTTTTGTAATTGTGAAGGCATAGTATTGAATAAGTCTTTAAACTTTTTATATTGGGCTTCAATTAATAATTGTTTTAGTTTAATCATTCTACATTTCACCAGCGTGTATTATACAATCCTCATTCCACAACCAATCACCTATAAATTCATAAACTTCACCCCCATTATTATCAGTTTTCAGAGTATTTTGTTCTATTTCAATTTCATCTTTTTCTGTTAATAATTTTTTTAGTTTAATCATCTGCTTCTCCGTTTCTTTA